CTTCGAGTTACACGGCGCTGGACACAGATCGCTCAAGCACTTATGTGTGGACTGGCGGCGCAGGAACTCTGACTTTGACTCTTGCGTCTACGCTTGGCGATAACTGGTTCATGTTTGTTCGCAACAGTGGCACTGGCGCTTTAACGGTGGCTGGTAGTGGCGGAAACACAATCAACGGCTCGGCGTCCATCATTCTTCAGCCAACTGACTCTGCAATCATTGTGTGCAGTGGAACGACCTTCTACACGGTGGGCCTTGGCAAATCGACGCAGTTCAACTTCACGCAGTTGACCAAAGCGGTGACCACTGGGTCATACACTTTGACAGCCTCCGAGGCGTCCAATGTGATCCAGAAGTACACGGGCGCTTTGACGGGCAATGTGACCATTGTTGTGCCTCCAACGGTGCAGGTTTACTACATCGTCAATGCAACCACTGGCGCGTACAACCTGACAATCTCCACAGGCTCGGGAGCCACGGCAACGCTGACCCCCGGCTCTCAGGCCACGCTGGTTTGCGACTCGGTCAACTTGTTTAATGCCAACACCATCTTGGCGGGTTCTTCAACAATCAGTTTGAACAACGGCTCGGCCAGCAACCCTTCGCTCAACTTCTCTTCTGAGCCTACGACTGGCGTGTATCATGCCGCCGCTGGCGAATTCAACCTTGCCATTCTTGGTGTGTTGAGATCGACTTTGTCTGCGTCTGGTCTTGCAATTGTTGGAACGGGCAACTTTACTGGCGGCATCGCTGGTGGGACTTACTGATGACCAAGAAGGTTTTTGCGATTGATACGCAACCCGGCGTCCAGCGCGACGGTACGATCTTCGACATGAACTTCTACACCGATGGCCGCTGGGTTCGTTTCCAGCGTGGCCGTCCTCGCAAGATTGGCGGGTATCGAGCCATCACCGAAGATGCCCGTGGATATTCTCGCGGCCTGTATGTCAACTCTGTCGATGGAAACAACCAAGTTTTCAACGGCTATAACAATGGCCTTGAGGTCATCAACATTGACAACACAGGTATTGGTGCTGGTTTAAACCAGTTCACCTTTACAGGTCTTGTGTTGACGCTCAATACCTTGGTTGGTGGCACGCTGTACACCAACGGCACTTACACGAATGTGACCCTGACTGGCGGCTCTGGTTCTGGCGCAAAAGCGACCATTGTTGTGTCTGGCGGCTCGGTAACGACGGTAACTGTAACGACCCCCGGCAACGGGTATGTGGTCGGCAACACCTTGAGCGCCACAGCGGCAAGCATTGGCGGCACTGGTAGCGGGTTCTCAATTAAGGTAGCAACAATCAATGATGGGTTTACTGAAAGCGATCTGAACCTGTGGCAGTTTGACTCCTCGTTTGACTCGCAAGGTTCGGGTAATCAGTTGCTGTTGGCGCACCCCGGCCTCAACTTGGCGCAAATCGACCAGACGGTCAACACCCCTGTTTTGGCTGGCAACATTGCTGGCACCACCATGTCTCCGCTGACTGATACTTCTGGTACAAGCCCAACAGGTGACATTATTGAAGTTGCTGGCGGCGTGGTGGTTCTGCACCCGTATGTGTTTGTCTATGGCGACAATGGCCTGATTAAGAACTGCGTTGCTGGCAATCCATTTGATTGGAACGGCCCAGACTCCAATGAGGTCAATGTGGCCTCCACAAAGATTGTCAAGGGGCTACCAGTGCGAGGCGGTTCCAACGCGCCTTCTGGCCTGTTCTGGGCGCTTGATTCACTGATCCGCGTGTCCTACACACCTACGACCATTACGGTCGCTGGGACGCCTCAAACTTTCTACTGGCGATATGACATCATTTCCAGCCAATCGTCAATCCTTTCATCGCAGTGCGTCATTGAGTATGACGGCATCTACTATTGGATTGGCGTTGACCGCTTCCTGCTGTACAACGGTGTGGTCAAGGAACTCAAGAACAATTTCAACCAGAACTACTTTTTTGACAACCTAAACTACGCGCAAAGCCAAAAGGTGTATGCGCAGAAGGTTCCTCGATTTGGCGAGATTTGGTGGTTCTTCCCCTCTGGCACTTCAACAGAGTGCAACGACTGCATTATTTACAACACCCGCGAAGACTGCTGGTATGACGCAGGTTCTGCCGAGGGCGCACGGCGTTCTGCTGGTTACTTCTCTCAGGTGTTCCGCTTCCCAATAAATGCTGGCAATGTGTTGACTACTCAACAATTGGTGTTCACATCAACAATCACCACAAACACAACCACCAGCATTGAGGTGCCAATCACCAATCAGATTGCCATCGGCCAATTGGTGACGGCGGCTGGAATTCCTGCCGACACATTGATCACAGCAATTGCGCCAAGCGCCACGGTGGACTACTTTACTGTGACGCTTTCAAAAGCGGCCACAGCATCTGCAACCGTGTCTGCTGACTTCAGCACAACGGCTGGCCGCATTACCTTGTGGCAACACGAGATCGGCACTGACGAGGTTGTTGGCGAAAATGCCAACGCCATCGAGAGTTACTTTACAACCTCAGACCTTGGCTGGGTGCAGGGTGGCCCTTCGCAGGCGTCCCCTGTTGGAGATAACTTCTGGTTGCATTTGGAGCGCATGGAGCCTGACTTCATCCAGTCTGGCGAGATGACCTTCCAAGTGACTGGTCGTCCTTTTGCGCAGGCGGAGGACACTACCTCGCCACCGTATGCATTTAACCCAGACACACGCAAGATTGACCTGCGGGAACAGCGCCGTGAGTTGCGTTTGATCTTCAAGAGCAATGTGGCTGGGGGTGACTACCAGTTGGGTAAAGTTCTACTCCATGCTAATGTTGGCGATGTAAGGCCATAAAATGGCACTGGCTGTTGTCTACGATCCTCGGTTTCACACCTTTGAGTCGTGGGCATCGCTAATGTGCGAGGCGTATGCGGGTCAGCAGTTATCGATTCCTACGCCTCAAACAGATTGGAAGCAGTGGGCGGCTGGGTTGAAGGCAATTGATGTGTTTACGAATGAGGGTATCCCCGGCCCCTATATCTACAACAACTGGCAGGATTGGGCGGCGGCTTTGGTTGGCGCTGTCAACCAGCCCACAGAAGGCCCAGATCAATGATAGAGTTCATCGACATTTTTAACCATGTGGCAAAGGTCGCCCGACCTGCTCACGCCAAAGTTGCCATTGCAGATTCAATGGCCGACGCCTTCCAAGACATTGGATTAGACAGTCTTGATGGTTTGGTGATGTTGATGTATTTCGATGACCTTTATGGAATCGACGACGCAGTCAGCAAAGAGTGGGCACCGACATCTGTGCAGGAGTTGCACGACCTTGTCATGGCAAACAAAACCAAAGAGCCTGCCTCTATGGAAGAAGTTGTGGAGGCGTGCAAATGATCTATTTGACGCACTACCGCACGGCCTCCACGACCAATGTCGAGTTGTTCGACGACATCATCTACCCCCAGAAGGTCAACTGGTTTCCTGAGACCTACAACCGAGTCAAGTCTGGCTTGGTCTATGTGCCGCACAAACTGGCCGAAAAAGTCCTTGACCCTGAGTTGCTGACTTATCTAAGGGAAAACCCTGTAGGCAAGACGGCATTCATCTTGGCCGCAGGCAACGCCCACTTTGCTGGCATCGGCCAGCGCCCTTACGACTCGCGCCTGACCTACACCTACAAGTTCCTGCCGTTCACCCTGACGCAAGTCTACGCTGGCCGTATTGCCCAGTCGTGCGGTGATATGGACATGGTCACCACCGACTCCTCTGCCTGCGCCTCCAGCCTCAAGGTAATGATGGATGTGCAAAATCTTATCCAGTTCTACGGTTTTAACCGCGTGATTGTGTTGACGGTGGAGGACGGTGTATCCAACGCCGTGCTGGAGTTCTTTGGTGACTCCAAGGCTGTATTAACTGAAAAACAAGAGCAGGAGGGCATAAAGCCATCCGCTTTTGATTCGGTTAACGGTGGATTTAGGGTTGGGCAGGGAGCCGCTTTTGCGGTGTTTGAGTCTCGCGACGCGGTCAACCAACAACAGATCAAACCCCATGCCCGCCTTGTAGGGGCCTACAACGCGTCAGAACGCTCTACAAACGCGATTGGGCAGTGTGAGGATGGTGAGGGCTTCATCAGGGCCATAGAGGGTGTATTGCACTATTCCCAAACAAGGCCAGATCAGATTAAAATTGTCAAGACCCACGGAACTGGAACAGCGTCCAACAACAAGGCTGAAAAGAATGCCTTGAACCAAACGCTCCAAGGGTTCATTGCAACTTCGTATAAGCAGAAAATTGGTCATACGATGGGAAGCAGTGGACTGCTTGAAACTTTATTGTTATTGGGCGACATCAAGTCAGGATTTGTGCCAGCGATTGAGAACCGAACTGAAAACGATTCGGTATTCCTTTCGGAATCGACAAGTCCCCCTGATGGTTTAATAATGAGTCTGGCGGCTGGGATGGGCAACATCTATTCCGCCGCAATATTTAAGGGGCTGTGATGTTGGTCGATAGCAAAAAGAAGGAACTAAGTGCTGAGTCAATCTTGATGATTGCCGCACAGCAGACGAAGTCCAAATATTCTGCGGAGCAGGTCTATGCATCTCTCGTAAAAGAGATGAACATGGAAGGCACAAGTGTCTATCGCCAAGGCAACACAGTGTTTTTGATGCATCACGCAAAAGGCCGCATTGGCGTCTTTCGCGCCCTGAATGCCGACACAGCCAGAAATTATCTGGACAACTCCTACATATTCATTCAAGACGCATACAAGATGGGTTTTGATATTTTGGTCAGCGACTTTGAAGACCCAACGATTATGAATATTTTCAAGGGCATTTCAAGAAACCCTCCGCAAGAAGGCATGGGCTATCGCGCTGAAAGAACAAAAACTGGCTTCCGCGTGACGGTCAAACTAGGGCCAGCACGGCCTGATCGGGAGTAATTATGTCAGCAGTTGTTGAATTTGTAAGCGATGTTGTTGGTGATGTCTTTGAGGCAGTCGGCGATGTTGTCGAAAGCGTTGTTGATGCCGTCGGTGATGTTGTTGAGTTTGTTGGCGACACGGTTCAAGCAGTCCTTGACGATCCTTTGCCAGTGCTTTTGCAAATTGCTGGCGCGGCTGTTGGCATTCCGCCTTTTGTTACCTCTGGAATTGTTACTGCGGCTCGTGGCGGCGACCTCATGGATGTCGTTTTGTCTGCTGGAACTTCATATCTTGCGCCTTCAGTTGTTGGCCCAGTTGCAGGTTCAGTTTCGTCAACGCTGATTGAGTCAGGAGTTGACGCGGCCATCTCTAATGTTGTTGGCACATCTATCGGTCAAGGTCTTGTTGCTGGAACTGTTGCGGAAATCAAAGGCGGCGACTTTGTTGATGGCTTCACTGGCGGTCTTGTCGGTGGAGTGGTTAATGCAGGCGTTACGACACTCACCAACATTGTTTCTGATTCTGTAATCAGCACAGCAACAGACGCAATAAATGCTGTGGGCACCACAGCCAACGCCGACTTTGTGGCTGGGTTTGACTCTGGATCAACGACAACCAGCGTAGACACAACTGTTGGTGACACATTCACTACCACCGTTTCCAATTTTGATACTGTTGATACATCTGGGGCGGGTAGCACATCGTTGGTAACGGGCGCTGTAGATTTAAACACCGACGGTGCTGGCGTATCGTCGGACATCGTTTCTCAAGTTACCGTTTCCAATATAGGCGTTGACAACACAGGCGTTGATAGCACATTTACTGGTGACACAGGCGCAACAACAATTACAGCGTCCACCAATCCCTACGATGCAATTACAGCGGCGTGGGGCAGTGGTGATTACGGCGCAACCAACGCAATCATTGCCAGTTCTGGTCTTACTGCGGATCAAATTCAATCGCATTATGGCCTTGATGACTCCACAATGGATTGGGTACTCAGTCAGGGCATTACAACTGCGGATTCAGGCACAGGATCAACTACAGGATCGACAACGGGTTCAACTGCGGATACGATTTTTGGCGCAGACAATGTCACCAGCACTGGCGGCGGTGATACTGTATCAACCGTTTTAAACAGCGGCGATACAACAGGCTCAAACTTGGTCGGTGATTCTGGCGGTTTAGACAGCGTTGCTGACATCATTACAAGTCTCAACACCGATACAGGTGGCGCAACTGTAGGCACATCTGGCGATACAGGGCTTGACACAACACTTGATACAACGCTTGACACAACTCTCGGCACAACAGTTGCTACGGCGGATGACACAGCAGGAGACACCACCATTGGCGGATTGAATACGCTGAACACTCAATTGACTGGTGGCTCAGATATTGACACAGGTGATGATGTCATCAGTGGATTGACCGCAGTGTCAGGTGATCAAGGCGACAAAACGGTTGTTGTTGACGATGATGGTGTTGCAACTGTAGTAGCAGATACAACAGGTGACGATGTTATTACTCGCGCCGCAGATATTGTTGCTGACACAACAGGAACCACTGGCGCAACAGACACCACTGGCGCAACAGACACCGTAGGTGGGTTAACGCAAGTCCAGTCAGGCAATACCAACCTTAATGTAGATTCTGCCGCAGACGCCACAACAACAGGCGGCTTGAACCAAGCCAGCACTACTGGTGCAAAAACTGATGTGCTTGGAAACATTGTAAAAGGTGCAGTGACAAAGGCTGTAACTGGCGCAATCAAAGGTGGCGTCAGAAGCGGTATCAATAAAGCACTTGGCGTTAAGACTGCCAAGACACCGTCAATTGGTAAGCAGTTGGTTAAAGGTGTTGCCTCTCAAATTGGAAGCAAAGTTGTTCCTAAATCAATGGCTATATCAAAACTGATTCCAGTTTCGGCCACAAAGAAAACCGCTCCTCTCAAAGCGAATGTGAGCAAGTTGACGCCAGTCTCCAAAATATCTGGCCTGTCAACTTTAGTTAATCGTAAAGGATAAGCATCATGGCAATTTTAGAAAAACGCAAAGCAGTTAATCAATTGCCACGGTTTCAAAGGTATCAAGACACCCGTGCAGGTGACCGTGCCGCCGCATTGCGTGGCGAGACTCCAATCACTTCAGCGATCCGCCAATTGGCTGGATCAAGTGGTTACGGCCCAATGGGAGACACCGAAGGTTATCTGCCAATGGGTGGTGGCATGGGTGGTGGCCGTGGCGGTGCTGGCGCTATGGGAGGCGCAGGAAAGGGCACAGTCGATAAATTTGGCAACATGGCAGGTCAGCCTAAGAATGCTGTTACATCCGCTCTAAAAGGCCCTACGGGCGCTGGAAAGACTACTGGCGCTACGGCTGGAAAAGTTGCTGGAACCACTGCGGCTGGGACAACCTCAAAGTTGCCCGGGTTAACCAGCAAGACTACTGGAACCATTGGCACTACTGGTGGCGCTGGCGCAAAGACTTTGACATCAACTGGCACTGGCACTGGCAAGACTACTGGTGCTACTGGCGCAACAGGGTCAAAAACTCTTACCTCTACGGGTTCTGGTACAGGCAAAACTACTGGCACAACTGGCGGAACAAAGTCAGGTTCAGGTGTGACCAGCACATTGACAAATGCGTTGACTGGTGCCGCTCTTGGTGCTGGAACCAAGTTTGTAATTGACAAATTGACTGGCGGAACTAAAACCGCTGGGACTGGCACCGCTGGAACTGGAACTGTCAGGGGCACTGGAACTGCTGGAACTGGAACCACAAAGACCACGGGAACAGCAGGCACGGGCACCACAAAAACCACAGGAACTGCTGGAACGGGAACTACAAAAACTACGGGTACGGCAGGCACTGGAACTACAAAGACAACTGGTACAACAGGAACGGGTACTACTAAGACCACAGGCACAGCAGGCACTGGGACTACGAAAACAGGAACTGGCGTCACCTCTGTAATCAAGGGCGCTGACACAACAGGAAAAACGGGAACAACTAAAACTACAGGAACTGGAACAACTAAAACAGGCACAACTGGCACCACAAAAACTGGTGTTGGAACACCTCCATTTGTTCCAAAAGGTGGGACTGGCACAACCAAAACTGGTGCAACTAAGACAGGCGCGACCAAAACTGGCGCAACTAAAACTGGCGCAACTAAAACTGATGCAACTAAGACAGCCAAGACTGGTACAACTAAGACAGGCGTAGCAGGGTCGTCAACAATTACGGCTGACAAGGCATACGAGGGAACGCTTGCTGACGAATCTTTAGGATTGCCTGAAGGCGCTATTGATAACGGCGATGGCACATACACCGTTGGCAATACAACCTACAGCATGGAAGATGGCTCAGAGTTGTATAGCACTGATGAAGATGGAAACCTTGTTCTTGCGGACGAAAAAAAAGACGGCACTGATGATGACGACACTGGTGATGCTGGCGATGATCTTGACACCACCACTGATGACGACGGCACAACTACGCAAGTGTTAGACGATGGCACTGTTGTTACGCTTGATGAGAATGGTGACATTGTTTCTTACACTGACACAGACGGCTCTGTTTACGACGCTGACGGTAATGAGATAACCGAGGGCGGCGGAGATTTAGATGCTGGAGGTAATACAACCGAAACATTGGATGATGGCACTGTAATCACATACGACGAAGACGGTGACATTGTTTCTTACACTGACACCGATGGCGTTACATACGACGGTGACGGCGAGGTTATTGATGGGTCAGACACGCTTGTAACTGGTGACGAGGATACAACAGAGTCAGAACAGGGATTCTTCACTGATGATGACGGCAACCTGTACGATTCCAACGGCAATATTTATCAATACGCAGATGGCACCTATGCTGGTGACGAAGACACAGTAGATTCAGACCAAGGCTTCTTTACTGATGACGATGGCAACCTGTACGACTCTAGCGGTAACCTTTACCAGTACGCTGATGGAACCTATGCTGGTGATGAAGATGTAGCGGAGTCAGAAGGAAGTTTCTTCACTGATGATGACGGCAATTTGTATGACTCAAGCGGCAACATATACCAATACGCTGACGGCACTTTTGCTGGAGACGAGTCTTTTGATGATGAGTACACGGCTGGAGATGAGTATTCTGCTGATGACGAGTATTCGTATGATGACGAGTATTCCTATGATGACAACTACGCATACGAAGACGACTACTCATATTACGACGACATGGATTTTGGGAAGAAAGGCGGCTTATTCAAAATGGCCGAGGGCGGCGAAGCGGAAGGCGAAGATTATGAGGACGAAGAAATTGAGCCAGTTGAGGAAGAGGAAAACGAAGACGGCACAATCACTCAATACTTTGATGATGGCTCGTCCATCACTTACGACGCAGATGGCGAAGTTGTTGATGTAACCGAGGCAACAGACGATTTTGAAGTTGCGCCTGCGTTTGCAACTCGCAGTTTGTCTGCGCGTGACCCCAATTATTCAGACACAGATGAAGAGGTTCAAGACTTCCAAAATGTGGACTATAACTTTGGTGAGTCAGATGACCCCACCATGACGGGTTACACATTGACTGGAAACCGCAACCCAGTAGGCAACACTTACAGCAACGAGGGCCGAGGCACAGGATTAGATTTCACACCAGAAGGCTGGCCCGAAGGATTTGTTTCTAATGGTGACGGCACAGCCACCTATGTGGACGACGACGGTAGCACAGTGACTATTGACGAGGACAGCAACATCGTGTTTGTGACTGATGCAAACGGCGAGGTGGTTGCGCAAGATGGCGAAGCGGTTACAACTGGCGGCTTGACTCAAGCAGGTCAAGGCAACATTCAATACTTTGACGACGGCTCTAGTATTGAGACATTTGACGACGGCTCACAAATTGTTTATGACGCCGACGGCAATGTCTTTAGGACTGTTGACGCATACGATACAACATACGACGATGAAGGCAACGCTATCGTGACCGATGGCTTTGGCAACATTGTTGGCGTATACGACCCCCAAGGCAATGTGATTCCTTTGGGTGGTGGTCGCGTGACTGGCCCTACGCAAGTAACGGGCGCGGGCGGTACTGGCGCAACTGACATCACAAACGACCCAACTATTCAAGAAAGGGTTGCCGAAAACAGAGCCAATGCGGCCAGCGAAAGCGCAATTGCTGACTTGCTTGCAAGCCTGAACACTTACGGTGGCGCAGGAGCCGCAGGCGCTGTTTTGGGCGCACTGCTTGGCAACACTGACCTGTTCGGTGGCGGTACAGGCGGAGGCGGTGGTGGTTTTGACATGGGTGGCGTTGGCGCAATCGATCCACGCACGACAGACTTTGGTATTGGCCCAGCAAACTATGTTGGCTACGACCAATATGGCACGCCAGAGCAGATGCCCGAACTCTACGGCACTGAGTTGTATCAAAACCTCAACGCCCCCGGCTTCAACGAGGTGAACCCCGGGGACTACGCACGCTACGACGAGGCCGAGTTTGGCCCAAGCGAAGAGTACGACGAACTGATGGACGATGAGTACGAAACCCAAATGGGTGAAGGTATGGCCGAGGGCGGTATGCCTCAAGGCGGTTTGGGTCAGACAGCGCCTCAGACTTACTACACCTTTGGCACACCTGTTGACCCCTTGCAGAACCTGCGCAACCCTGCGCCGTTCCAGCAACAGCCACAGCAACCACAAGGGCAACCTCAGATGCCTCCACAGGCCGCTCAGAACGCACAGCAAGTGCCTCCACAGCAGGCACTGCCCCAAATGGGTATGGCTCCAACACAGCCCTCTATCCCCCAAGGCGTGCCGCCTGCTGGCATAGGCATGAAGAGCGGTGGCCTGCCTGCGTTCTCAAATGTGCCAATCACCCAAGGTCGCTTGAACTTCCGCAAGGGTGCGTCAGTGCATGGCCCCGGCGATGGTCAATCCGACGACATCCCAGCGATGCTGGCTGACGGTGAGTATGTAATCGACGCTGAGACCGTAGCCCAAATTGGCAACGGTTCTACAAAAGCAGGCGCACAGGCTTTGGATAAATTCAGGGAAAATATTAGGGCGCACAAGCGGTCTGCGCCCGTGAATAAGATTCCGCCCAAGACTAAGGCGCTTACTTCCTACTTGAAAGGAGCCAGATAATGGCTGGACTGTTTCAGGGTGATCCCCTACCAGATGTAACGACGACGACGCAAACGCAAGCGACCGCGCCAGAGTTCTACACAAACTACCTTCAAGACATTGCCAACCTTGGTCAGAACGCCGTCCAGCAGGGCGGTGTGGCAGGCTTTAGCCCACTGCAACAGCAAGCCTTCCAGATGGTGCCTGATGTGGCATTTGCTGGCGCTGGCTCGATGGGCGCGGCATCCCAATTGATGGGTCAGGCTGGCGCAACCACCATGCCTGATGTGGTGGCTGACTACATGAACCCCTACACCCGTGGCGTGGTGGATGAGATGGGTCGCCTGCAACAGCGAAGCATTCAAGAAAACATCTTGCCAAACCTTGGCGCGGCGGCGGCTGGCTCTGGTCAGTTTGGATCGCGTCGTCAGGCGCAAGTCACTGGCAACTCTTTGCGTGACCTCCAGTCCGATCTGTTGGGCAAGCAAATGCAAGCCCTTCAGTCTGGATATACAGAGGCTGGCAAGTTTGCACAGCAAGACTTGACTCGTGCTTTGCAGGCTGGTCAAGGCTTTACCCAATTGGGTCAAGAGCAACAGCAACTTGGTCTTGGTGGCCTCAAGGCCATGAGTGAGTTTGGCGGTCAGCAACAGGCTTTGGGCCAGAAGATGCTTGACTATCCAATGGCGCAAGCGCAGGCGTTCTCTCAGTTGTTGAAGCAGTACCAAGTCCCCGGCGGCTCTGTACAGCAACAAACTGGCCCACAGGCTGGCGCATACTCAAACAGCCCACTGTCTCAAATCGCTGGCCTGTTGACTGGTCTTGGCGCTTTTATGAAGAAAGCGAACGGTGGCGCTGTGATTATGAAAAACGGTGGGAAGGCCCAGCGTTCAAAAGCCCGTGTTTATTTGGCACGCGGCGGTTCAGTAAAAATGGCGAGGTAATAAATGGCACAACAACCACAAGGCGGATTGGGCGCAATGGCCCCAAGACCCCCAGCCCCTGCTCCTCAACCAAACGCACAGCCACCTAACCCTGCGCAGGCCGCACAGCGCATCTCTGGCCTAGAGCAAGAGACACCTGTTGAAGAGGACTTCCTAGAGCGTGCCTTGCGAAACAAGCGTGCGCAAGAGGCCGCACTCAATTCACAAATTGAAGCGTTGAAGAACAGCCTTGACTCGCGCATGAGTCCACCATTTAACACTTCGTTGATGGCGGCGGCTTCAGGCTTTCTAAGACCAACAAAAACAGGCGGCTTTGGTGAGTCTGCTGGTTATGCGGCTGAAGCGTATGCCGCAGAAACAGATAAAGAGTTGGCACGCAAGCAAGCGGTTGATAAGGCCAAACTTGAGTTAGCCCAAAAGCAAGCCGCAATGCAAAGTCAAAACCTGATGTTTGAGCATCAGATGCAAATGTCTGGCTACGATCCTAAAGAGTTAACCACCTTGGTAACTGGCCCCGCTGGCGGATCGCCTCTTGGCGGAACACCTGCTGGTGCTGAACCTACTGAGGGTGCCCCTGCGACCAGACGCGCACCTCGTGAGCCACGCATGATCACTGAGCGGGACATTCAAGTGGCCTATGCGATCAGCCCTGATTACGGCAAGCAAGTTATGGAGCAGGCCAAGTTTCAGCAAGATAAGTTTATGAGTACGCCGCAGGGCGTGATTCGTAAGGACACTGGCAAGGCCGTTGATACTGGCCTTGAGTCAACGATTGAGACATCCATTCCTTTTGTTGGTGTGGAAAAAGTTACGCAAGGTCAGTTGGCCCAAATTCGACAGTTGAATAAACAGTATCCAGCGGGCCACCCACAGCGGGCAGATCAGTTTGCACGCTACTACTCTTCCGAGGGAATTGGCGGAGCGACTTACACGCCTGCTGTTGAAGGCCGACCTGCTGAGTCAAGCATGAAGACCGCAAGTCAACGAGAACTAGATCGCAAGGCTGAAGAGGAAACTCAAAAGGCCCGCATTACAAAATCAGAAGAGCGTGCCTCTACTTTGATTGACAGGGGTCAAGCCGCAGACACAACCAAGCAGATTGCGCTGGATATGTCTGCCTATGCTGAAAGCAATCCTCGTGTATTCCAGTTGATGCAAACAGCAACCCTCAAGGATGCTGTGTTGCGATCCATTGAGAAGATGGGCGCACCATTGAACATTGATCCTCGAACAATTTTGCAATACAAGTTGCAAGACAAAGACATCGAGGCACTGCAAATGTTTGCGCAGAAGTCTGCACAGTTGACGGTTGAGTTGCGCAAGGCGTCAAGGGCACCGGGCGAGGGGGCGACCACCGAAAGCGAAGGCCGCTTGTACGCGCAGGTCGAGGCGTTGCCTACAGACACAGCACGCGTCATTGGCCTCAAGTCAGAGTTGCTTGCACTGCGCACCGATTACGACAAAGCCGCCGCTACGCTGTGGGTGGACTGGCGTGAGCAGAACCCCGGGAAATCTTTCGATAAGTTCCGCCTCAGTTCTGACGAGTTCAAGGCACTGCGCAAGAGTTACGACTCCACACTGGAGGCTGTGCGCAAAGCCAACACTGACTTGCTCAGTACCAAAGCGCCATCAACAACGCCTCAAGCAAAGCCGCCAAGTGGACAGCCCGCTGGTGGCCGCGCCAACGAGCGTGTGATTGATGGTTACATTTGGGAACGCCAGCCTGATGACTCTTGGAAAAACAGTGGAAGGAAAGCCAAATGACATCGGTTGCTGACTACAACAACAACCCCGGTAACCTGCGGCCCAAGGGCTTTACCTACAAAGGTCAGATTGGTGTTGACGACCGAGGCTTCGCCATCTTTGAAAACAAAGACGCTGGCCGCAATGCATTGATGCAAGACATCCGCGCCAAGCAACGGCAAGGTCTCAACAACCCTAACGCGTTTATTGACAAATACGCGCCAGCGATGGCTGAAAATCCAGAAGAGGGGCGAGAAAATTACAAGATTTTTTTGGCCCAAAATCTTGGCCTTCAAAGCACAACCGATCCTTTCCCTAAAGGCTCGGAGGAAAAACTTGCTGATTTGATTGCTCAGTTTGAAAGTGGTACAACTTCTGCCCCAGCAGAGAAAAAAGAACCGTCAGTCAAAGACCCATTTGCAGGTTACGAACCAAGGGCCAGATCGGATAGCGGCGAGACTTTGCCTGCTTTAGTGCCAGAGCAGTCCAATACCGAGAAGGTCATGGGCGCACTTGCTGATAGTGGCGAGTACATTGCGACCAAGGCGCTGGAGAACCCAGAGATTCCAGCCGCCGCAGGTGTCGGCCTTACCAAGGGTGTTCTTGAAAAGATATTGCAAGACCCTGAAAAGCATTTGGTTGGCGAAGGCGAGAAGACGCCCCAACAGGTGCAGGCGGCAAAAGATGCGGCCAGAGCGGCGCAAACTAGGGTTGGAGAAATTGGAAAAGTTGTTTCAGGCCGAGAGCCAATTGATGTTGACTCCTTACAGCGCGAGTTTGATATGCGCAAGATGGGCAAAGAGTTGATGGAAGATGAGTTGCGTGAAGCCCAAAAAAACTTGAAGGGCTTGCCAAAAACTTATGTTCCGCCAGTTGAGACAGCCGCCGCAGAGACAGCCGAGCAGATTGCGGCAAGAACAACTTCTGGCGCTTCTGGCGCTCAGAAATGGGTTGAGGCCATGAGCGACGACATTCCAACCGCATTGGCTGAAAAGGCTAGAAACATGAGGGGGGACAACCCCAAAGGCGGTCAGGCAATTATTGATGCTCAAACAGCCGCCGTTCAGCGTTTGGAAGGCATGGGGCTTGGCGACTACAAATTAGACCCAACAAAAACACTTTCTTTGCCTACTGATCTTACAAAAGAACTTGAGGGACAGTTGGCCGCAAAGCAAGCGCAAGAGGCCGCAGAGCAGGCCGCACGCGCCCAAGCCGAGGAAGCCAAGCGTTTAGCCGCAGAGGCCGACCTTGCCCGCCAGCGTCAAGCGGCAGAAAGACGGGTTGAGCAGGCCCGCAAGTCTAAGATTTCTGCTGGTGAGCGGGCGGCTGAAGCAAAAAGGGCGGCAAACACTGCCAGACAGCAGGCCGCATCTCAAGCAAAGTCTGATGCAAGCAAACTGGAGACCGCCCAGATCAGCGCCAGAACTGCACAGCAAACCGCCAAAGAAGCGGCGGCGGCTCAACCAAGTGGCTTGACAATGGCCGCTCGTGAGGCTGGCCGCAGGTTCTCTGAGAAGTTGCCAGTCATTGGCAATGTGTTGGGTGCCGCTGGGACAACTTTATCGCTTGACGAGGCGGTTAAAAGAGCCAATGAGGGCGACACTTCTGGAGCCGTTATAGGCACCATAGAAGCCGCCCTAAACGCCGCGTCTATGGCTCCACCTACTAGCCCAGCCTCGTTGGCTGTAAAGGGCGTAGGAACGGTTGGAAGCCTTGGAATGATTCCAGTCTGGATACTTCACGATTACCTTGGGAAAAAAGGCGTATTTGCTCCAAAAAAAGAACCACAAAAGGCCAGAGGTGGGTTAACATTGATGCGGTAGTTGCAGTTGCCACTCTCCTACCCTTGGCCCCCAGCAATGGGGGCTTTTTTATTGCTCAAGGAAATCAGGCTGGCCGATCTTTAGCGCACCGCTTTTGACGCGCCACTGAAGGTTGGCTTGGTTGTCGATGGTGTACATGATCAGCCACGACAGCATCTCTGAGGTCAAGGTCTCGCCGCATTCCGAGACATCCCAATATTTAATGCCCTCGACCTCGCGCTCGGTGACGATGGCTCCAGACCTGTCTGGCCGCATCCACAGGGGAAGCGTGTTCTCTTTCAACCAAACGCATTTGTAGGTCTTGCAAGGGTCTTCTGGGCGGGTCTCATAGATGCCGCAACCGTCTTGCAGGTAGAAGCAGGGGCGACCCGGCTGAAAGGTCTGGCCGTAAGCCTCCCCACTTAACCACCCCTCACAGCAGGCCGTGCATTCCCCACAGGCGCGTTCTGGCAATATCGGTATCACTTTGTCGGTCATGCGTTTCCTGCTGGAGTCATCAAAAGAATTTGCGTCTGGATGAACTGCCTCTGGGCCTCTTCAACGCCAGCGTCAAAGCCTGCCAAGTACGCCTCCATCAGCGCCTCGTCTATTTCGGTCTCTGATTTGCCAACGAGCGGGAGACCTCTGGGTTCATATGGCTCACGATCTGTACGCATCTTTGATGTTCCTTTGCGGCAATGATAGGCTCAACAAACGCGGCAATCTTATGCGCAAATTGAACGATGTCTACATCGTCGGCAACCACCGCATTAGGCTCGTGCAGATCGCAGTAGAAAAAAATTTGTTTGACTGTTTCTTCACTCAGCATTTTTGTTCTTCCAAAGTTCCCAGTTGATGATGGTGGTTCTTGCGATTGATCGTTGCGCCAGCGCCTTGTAGGGATTGATGTCGTTGTCGAGAAACTCTTCAACAATCATGTCTTTTTGCAGGAACAGTTCTTGGCGCTCGGCCTTTTCCTTGCTCTCCCACAAAGAGCCATCGCTGGCTTTGAATGCTTCTATTTTTTCCATGATTACTTATGGTCGTTTTTGAGTTGCCAGAATGCCAGAAGGTGCATGAACATCTCCCAGCCTGTGTTCAGGTCTTCGAGGGGCCACTCCTTGACCACCACGAGGCCGGGGACATTGCGAGACACAAACACATTGGCACACCGTGCGGTGGGCACGCCAAGGCCCACACGGTACGCGGCCAACTGCATCAGATGCTCATCGTATCCACCAATCTTGTCTGGGTCGGTGAACTCTTTGGTTTTGATGTCAGCCACAAAGCCGCCGTCCGATTCAGAATAGAGGTCGCATTTGCCCCCAAAGCCCGCCTCGTGCGCAAAGGCTCGTTCGCTGATCCATGTGCGTGGGCCAGCCCAGTTGTCAATTGCTTGCGTGCAGGCGGCAACCATCTCGGCGTGCTTGCCTGTTGTCTTTCCTTCATAGTGTCCTTGTATCGATGCATGGATGTCTGTTCCAGCATCCGCCGCAGAACGACCCTGTTCTTTGGAATCGTTGATGATTCGGTCGATGTATTCCTTTTCAGGCTCGTCTGGGCGGCGTGGAAGCGTGAGCGCCGCATACAGCACCTGCTGTTGCATCCAAGCAAGCAGGGCTGGTTTTGCGGCGATGTTGAGGATTGTAGTGACACTGGGCACCAAGTTCATTGTGCGGGCGTCGCGCAGGGTTGTATTGCGCTGACCCCCCTTCTTGGCCTCTACGGTGTACATAGGCACGCCATCGCGGGTGTACCAGTGATTTGACTCAGATGCTCGTGGTGCTGATGCTTGTAGCATTTTCTTTCTCCAATTTTTTCTTTGCGTGATAAGCCTTCACTGCGGCACCTATTCTTGCTCGGCCCTCTGCGCTCATTGTTGATTGCTTTCTAGGCTTTTTTGGCGATGTCTTTCCGCCTTCAAGCGCCTTTATTTTTCCAGACAGATAAAGCATTTCTGTACTGAGGTGTTCAATACGGATGCAAAGTCCTTTAAGCGCCTCTTCAATTTGGTTTTTTTCTTTAGTTGAAATAAACATTGCCACTCTCCTTTTGGTTTAAAACGGGATGTCGTCGTCCATGTCATCAAAGCCTGAGCCTTTGGAGGCACTTGGGGCTTTGGCGGATTGATTGCCTTGACGGGCCTGCCACTCTGGTGACTGCTCGATCTTGGCGCGAAGGTTGTCACTGAAGGACTCAAACATATCCATGTCTGGGCTTTCAATGTAGAACGCGGCGCACTTGTTGTGGCCTTCAGGCAGGTTCGCCTTCATAGCCTTGGGCACCGAGTTGATGTTGGCAATGTTGGTGTACTCCTTGCCGTTGTTGCCCATCGCTTTCGTGATGGCAATCATGGCCCAAGCCCCAAGCACATTGTCAATCTGGAATCCACGCAACTCGTCAGGCGTAAACTCTTTGCCGCGCCATGTTTGCAGGTCTTTGCGCAGGGTTGCCTTCTCTGCCAATGACAGCGTGAAGTTCTTGCTGATCGACATTGGCTCGTTTTTGGCCGTGACCAATGGCTTGCCTGCGTCGTCTTCGCCATGCACTTCAAACTGCAACATCACCTTTGGCAGATTTTTGATCTGGCCGAGGTATTCGCTCTTTTGTGTTCCAAGGTCAACGATGCGGTAGCACCGTGCCAAGTACATCCCCGGGGGCACTGGGGTAAAGGTTCCGCCGCCACCACTCTCTCGCGCTATTAAAGCCATGATTCGCTCCTAGTTTCAGTTGATTTTGGCCGTCTGGTAACCCCGCATTCAAAGCGGATGGTGTTCCAGTCGTCCTCGGTTGCAACGCCTGTCTCAGCCCGTTCTAGAGCCTCCTCAAGCATTTGTTGCCTCTCCAGCATTACTTGGTTGTATTCCTCTTCGCTGTGCATACACTCCTCCTTCGCTGTTGATGTTGGTATCATACACACATTAACTTATTTTGCAACAACCCTTGCACAATTGTTTTTTTGGTGTATGATCAAGTTTCACTAACACATGGAGTCGAGATGACGCTAGAGGAATTTTTTGAAGATAAACCAAGGGGTGCGAAGATTGCGTTGGCGCGACACTTAGGCATCACTAAGCAGTGGATGGCCGCACTCATCACGGGCCGAGGGCTGGCAAGCGCAGAGGTTTGCGTTGCCATTGAACGATACACAAAGGGCAAGGTGTTGCGTGCAACATTACGGCCTGACATCTTTGGAGACATCAAGTGATCTGGTACAAATTCTATTTGGGCGACTACATCACACACACCAACCACTTGTCGGATGCCGAAGACTTGGCATACCGCCGCCTGCTTGATTTGTACTATATCAGCGAGAAGCCAATCCCACTCGAAACCGAATCGGTTGCACGCAAAATCCGCCTTGACTTGGACATAACCGAATCGGTTTTGGGGGAATTTTTTGACAAGGGTGTTGATGGGTATCGCAACAGTCGTTGTGACATGGAAATCGCGAAGTATCAACATCAAGTTGAAAATAATCGACAACTCGGAAAGCGAGGCGGCAGGCCGAAGAAAACCGAATCGATAACCGAATCAAAACCGAAGGTTAACCCTAAACAGATACAGATACAGAATAAGAATATATCGTCGGTGACACCGACAACATCGCGATTCAACGACTTTTGGTCTGCGTGGCCTTCGTCAAAAAGAAAGGTTGCCCGCGCCGAGTGCGAGAAGAAGTGGGACAAGCACAACCTTGACATGGTGGCTGACACCATTATTGCCAGCGTTACGCGCCTGAAGAAAACCGAGCAGTGGACTGGCGGCTTTGATCCTGCGCCATTGACCTACATCAACCAGCGCCGCTGGGAAGATGATGCAGGCGAACAGCAGGCAACGGCGCGGAGGGTGATATGACCCCAGCCGAGCGTTTTGTTTCGCGTCTAGGCAAGGTCAGGGGCCGTAATGGTTCTTGGACTGCACAATGCCCAGCACATGAGGACAAGTCACCATCGTTGTCAGTTCGGGAGACCGAAGACGGTCGAGTTCTGGTGCATTGTTTTGGTGGATGTGCGGTGCATGATGTGGTCGGCGCTGTCGGCATGGATATGAACGACTTGTTTCCACCAGACGAAAAAAAGCGCGATTGGAACGACACAGGAAAGCCCAAGGTCAAGCCAGCGTTCTACGCCAGCGACCTCTTACGCATTGCGTCGTTTGAGTGCTTAGTGGTGATGATTGCGGCATACGACTTGAGCAAGGGCAAACAACTCAGCAATGAGGACATGGAGCGATTAAAAGTGGCACAACAGCGAATTGAGGAGGTAGTGGTATATGCAGGTGTCTGAAATACAAAAACGGGCCAAGGAATTGGACGAGGCGCGTCGCATTCGGATTGTCAAACCCGATGAGGTTGACTTCGAGAAGTACATCAAGGCCAACGATGTCGGTCAAAAGGTGCGCGGCGCTATGGAATTTTTAGAAGAGGTGCGCGAAGACTTCATCAACCCGAAGGAGGAGCCGCATCAAACAATGCCGTGGCCGAAGACGCATCAAGGCTTTGGGTTTCGTGCAGGCGAAGTCACGCTGTACGCTGGCGGCAACGGCGGCGGCAAGTCAATGGTCACTGGGCAGATTGCATTGCACCTAATCAAGCAAGGCCAGCGCGTGATGATTGCATCGTTTGAGATGAAGCCCAAGCGCACACTGACTCGTATGCTTCGACAGTTTGCAGGCGAGAACATTTACAACCCAATGTATGTCAACAAGCAACAGCACTTGATGGACTTGGTCACAAGGTTGCAGGACTTCTCGCACGGCAAGTTGTGGCTGTATGACCAGCAGGGTACGGTGACATCACAGCAGGTCATTGCAGTGGCCCGATACAGCGCCGTCGAGTTGGGTGTGCAACACATCTTTATTGACTCGCTCATGAAGTGTGTGTCTGGTGAGGACGACTACAACGCACAGAAGATGTTTGTTGATGAGTTGACATCGCTTGCGCGTGATCACAATGTCCACATCCATTTAATACATCACATTCGCAAGTTGGCTAGTGAAGAAATTCAGCCAAACAAAAATGACATCAAAGGGTCGGGCGCGATCAGTGACCAAGTTGACAATGTGTTGATGGTCTGGCGCAATAAAAAGAAAGAGCATCAAGCGCAGAACGGGCCAGTCGATCCAATGATTCCTGACGCCATGTTGATGTGCGAGAAGCAAAGGAACGGCGAGGCCGAAGATTGGTATTCGCTTTGGTATCACAAAGACAGTCAGCAGTTTGTTGAGTACGACAACAGCGTGCCGATGTCTTTCGACAATGGAGGAAGATTTTGAATGACAAGGAGGAGCAAAGAGCAAGAGACCGTGAGCATATGCACCGCTGTCTCGTTCGGGAGGTCATCAAGATGCGCATTAAAGATCGTGATGGTGCATACCGTTGGCTCAATGGCTACAGTGACCACGCTGGGCGCTGGAAGAAAGGGTGGAACGAACTTCACCCCGAATCAACGCTTGAAAAAGATGTTAGAGACCAATGGTCTAAAGGTAACCGAGGTAACGAAGGAGAATGGAAATGACAAAGCAAGATGCTGAACTTAGCCCTTTAGCAAGGCAACTACTTGGCAACTCTGGGGCCATGAAGTTATTCACACAAACTGAATTCGACGAGGCATTGAGAGAAGCGAAAGCAGAAATCATGGCAATTGCTATTCAGACCAGCAAGCAAGCAATTGCAATCGAGCGCAACGCGTGCGCTGACCTTGCTCTTGAGTGGAGCCAAGAGGAACTGTCCGAGGCTATCCGCCATCGCATGAGGCCGCAATGATTGAGATCACACTGCCTTGGCCTCCATCGGTCAACACCTACTGGCGCAACTTTGATGGCCGCATGATCATCAGCGCAAGAGGGCGCGAGTATCGCGAGACCGTCGGTGACCAGATGACGCTACAAAAACAGATCAGGCATTTCAAGGGGCCACTGCGCGTGGTGATTGAAGCATGGAGGCCAGACAAGCGACGCAGGGATTTAGATAACCTGTTGAAAGCAACCCTTGATGGACTGGCGCACGCTGGTGTGTACGAAGACGATTCACAGATCGTTGACCTGCGCATCTACTGGGCACCAGACATTGGTGGGATGTTAAAGATAAAGATCGAGGAGATCGAATGAAACAAGAACCTGAATGGATTGACATCGTCGCGTTGATTGCAATGCACTCGTTGTTGCAGACAGCGCCTAAGAATGCAAAGCCAGAACAAATTGCATATCAAGCATATCGGCAGGCGGATGCAATGATGGAAGCAAAAGAGGAGATGGAAAATTATGGTGAGTGACCTCTTTAATATTTTGATGATTATGTTGATGTTGACTGGCGCGTTGTGTTGGATTGCAACGATTCTTTTGTGTTGGTATTACTGGTCTTGTAACAAAAAAAAGGAGAAGTAAATGTTTGAATCATTCGGAGATTTTTTTTGGACATTCATGGCAATGAGTGGTTTCATGTTTTGGATTTGTTTGGCAATTTTTGTTGGCATGGTGATCAAGCGCAATCGCGAAAAGAAAAGGAAAATGTTTTATGAGTGAAGAACGAGACCCACACAAAGCGGTGGACTATATCCTGAAGAACGCCGCGCTGTTTGCAAAGGCAAAGGCAGAGCGCACATACATCGAGCATTACCGAAAGAGTCTGAAGGGCATCTTGATGAAGCGAAGCATGGAGACCGCGATTGGTGCGCAGGAGCGCGAAGCGTATGCACACCCAGAGATGATTCAATTGCTTGAAGGATTGCGGGAGGCTGTGGCTATTGAGGAGCGTCTGAAATGGGACATCACGGCGGCTGAATTGCGCGTGGAAATATGGCGCACTGAGCAGGCGAACAACAGGGCCGAAGGAAAGGCCACGATGTGAACACCTACCAAGCAACCGTGATGCAGATGACTGGCTGGGTGCTGGTGTTGCTCGATGGCTGGGCAATGCACACCCACTGGGTGGCCGCACTTGGTTTTGTTTTTTTAATTTATTCAATGTGGAGCATTTGCATGAAGACACCAGAATTGGACAAGGCGTTTGACGAGGAGTACATCAAGTATCGCGATGCATTTCCAAAAGAAAAATTTATCGTGCCCGTTGATCGCAATGAAGTGTTGGAAGAAGTTGCTAAAGAATTTGACAAGATGCGTTCATTGGGCGACACCGCCGCATCCTTCGCGGCATATGTGCGGGGTATGAAGCAATGACCGACAAACCAAAGACCTGTCAGGTGTGCCGCCTACGGCCAGCAGAGGTGCAAGGTAAGAACAGCAGAGGCGCACCGCAGTGGCGATGCCAGACCTGCCACGATTTGAAGAACCGTGCAGGCTTTACGAAAGGTAAGCAATGACTGAAAAACTGAAAGTTGTTTTTGCCGAGGGTTGCTTTGACAACTTCGACGGCACAGAGGAAGAGTTGGCCGCGATGCTGGCTGACATTCACCAGATGGTCGAGGACGGCACGCTGATGGACAACGCTGTACCTGTTGACCCAGAAGAGGAAGCCAAGTTCATTGAGTTGATGCAGAACAGGACGCCGCGCCAATGACAACACTCAAAGAGAAAAAGCACATGAGCGCGGTGGCCGAGTTGGGTTGCGCCGTGTGCAGGCGAATGGGGTACGAGGGCACGCCCGCTGAGTTGCACCATCCAAGGCGATTGGCGGGGGGCTGGGGCCGTTCTAGCCACATGAGTGTCATACCGCTATGCCCAGAGCATCATCGCGGCTCTACGGGCCTTCACGGCCTTGGGACAAAGGGCTTCGAGGCGCACTACGGCTACGACGAGGCAGACCTGCTCAAAGACACCCTGTTGTTGCTGGGCCACGAAGTTAGGGAAACTACCTAGAAAATAATTTAAAAAAGTCTTGCACAGGTGAAATATGGTGTTACACTTACCTCACTGACCAAGCAATTGTTGCAAGGCAGAACCAGCGAACAGAAAGCGAATTATGAACAACGACATCAACTTCACATCAGTAGACACACTCGGCACATTGTTGGCACAGATCGCCGATCTGACCAAGCAAGCCGATGCAATTAAGGACGGCATCAAGGATAGCGCCAGCGCAGGCGGTGCCAAAGTAGTCGAGGGTGCGCTCTTCAAAGCCACCTACATCGAGAGCAACCGCTCAAGCGTTGACTACAAAAAAATCTTGGCCGCTCTTACTGTTTTGTTGCAAGAGCAAAACAAAGAAATCGATGCCAACAAAATTGTTGCTGGCTTGGTCGCGTCAAACACAAATACCTCCGCTGTGTTCAGCGTAAAGGTCACCAGCAAGTAAACCACCCGCCCCTTCGGGGGCTTAACCAAAACGAAAGCGAATCGATTATGAGCGACCCTAAAATTTATTTGAGTTACAGCGAACGCGGCTGGATTTTGATCAACCAAGGTTCACCACTGTGTGACTACAAAAAGACCAAGGCCGAGGTCATGGAAGTTGTGAAGTTTTTTAAGATCACATTGCCAGACTGCACATGGAATGGCGACCGTGGTGAGTTTGTAGTGACCGACACAATCGAGGAAGCCGCATGAGCAAGCGCACGATGGGCCGCGTGCTGGCCGAACTCAAATCAATTCGCACCGAAGATATGTTTGTGGCCGATGCCATCAACACCTGCATTGCTTTGCTGGAGGCCGATATAGGCCGTCGCAAGGGTAAGGGCTACCTACCCCCGCACCAATGGCACAGCGACACCTCCAGAGCCGCCGCAGAGGCCATCGCGCCCAAGTTCGGCACCATCACGCGCAAGGTGCTGGCGCATTTGTGTTCGTACCCTCTTGGCCTGACAGATGAGGAGGCCCAGCAAACGATGGGCATGGAGGGCAACTCGTATCGACCATGCCGCGTGACCTTGATGGATCGCGGGTTTGTGGTGGACAGCGGCACCCGCAGGAAAACGCACCAGCGCAAAGACGCGGTGGTGTGGTCTGTAACCCCAGAAGGTTTTCTGGCATTGAACGAATTATGAGCGAGACCACTATGAGCGAATACATCAAAGGCTTTGACCACGGGTGCGACTACATCGTCGCGGAGATCGAGCGTTTTGCTCTTGAGCATGATGGCGACGAGAACATCCTACTTCGAGACCTGATCGACCGCCTCAAAATGCAGGGCAAATACGACTTGGGGAAAGTACCAACAAAATAAATTAAAAAAGTGTTGCACAAGTGAAATACCGTGTTACACTTCCAATCACTGCAATAAGCAGGTAACAGCGAATCAGGAGCGAAACATGACACACCCATTTGAAAAAGCAGGACTCGGCAAGGCACCCTTCTCATGCACAGGTGTGAGCGAGAATGTCTGGGATAACGGCGATGGCACGACCAAGGCTGGCGGCGTCTGCGACTATTGCGGCACAGGCATTCGTTGGGAGTTCTGGATCAAGGGTTCCATTGCTGGCGCAAAGCAATTTAAGGTGGGTTGCGATTGTGTTGCCAAGACTGGCTGGGGCATTGATCGCTTCTTGGAAGTTCGCGCCGAACACACACGCGCACGCCGTCAGGCTGGTGCCCAGAAGCGCCGTGAGACACGCAAGGCACAGATTGAGGCAGAACGCGCTCAGAGAGCCGCAGAACGCCTTGAGGCTGGTCAAGCATGGCGCGATGCCAACAGCGCCTTGGTGGCCCGTTTAGAGGCTTACAAGGGTGCAAATACTTTCCTGCTCAGTTCTATCGCCAACCTTGCCTACTGGGGCAACTTATCCGCCCGCCAAGTTGAGGCCGTAGAGTCCTGCTTTGCGGTGATCGACCGCCTTGAGGCCGCACGCGCCAACAGCCAGCACATCGGCGCGGTGGGCGACAAGGTCACCTTGACCATCACCGTCGAGCGCATCATTGTTTTACATTCTGAGTTCTACGGCAACAATTACATCACCATCGCCCGCGACGAGGCAGGCAATGCCATTACTTACAAGGGCAAGTCCAGCATCGGCGGCAAGGGTGACACCAACACCATCAAGGCCAGCATCAAAGAACACACCGTATACAACGGCGTGAAGCAGACCGTTATCCAGCGCCCTAAAGTTCTTGAAACCGTTTAAGGAAATTACCATGTCATTCATCGCAGAAATTGAAACCCGCGTCGCAGGCATCCCTTGCGTGATCGGTGTCGTTGAATACTTCAGCGTTGCTGGTTCCTACTGCCAGAACGCGGCCAGCGACTGGGATTACCACGGTTACAGCGAGAGCGACTGGGTGGTGTGCGACCGCCGTGGCCGTCCTGCACCGTGGCTGGCAAAGAAGATGACCAGTAAGGACGAGTCACGCATTGAGCGCGAGATTGCCCAGCACATGAACGACTAAGGGTTTGTCCCTACAAAATAATTTAAAAAAGTATTGTCAAGGTGAATTACCGTGTTACACTATCTTCACTGACACAGCAATTCCGCATAGTCAGTTAATAGCGAAAGAAAAGCGAAATGACACACTCAACAACA